CTGTAACTCTATCAAGAGCACAGCAGAAAACTAACACAATTGCTTTCTTCTCTTCTATATCATCTAGTTCTTACACAGTTCTAGACAGTGGATTCAAGTACTTCTATGATCGTTTCAACGATAAGTACAGATACATCCCATGTAACGGAGACGTTGCTGGTCTGTGTGTTTCTACTTCTGCAACACTTGATGACTGGTTCTCTCCTGCTGGGTTATCCAGAGGTGGAGTTCGTAATGCAATTAAACTTGCATTCAACCCAACTGCTGCAGATAGAGATGAACTTTATCAAGCAAGAATCAATCCTATTGTTTCTTTCCCTGGTCAAGGTATCACACTCTTTGGTGATAAGACTGCACTGTCTTCACCTTCTGCATTCGACAGAATTAACGTTCGTCGTCTCTTCATCAACATTGAGAAGAGAGCAGAATCACTCGCTAAGGGTGTACTCTTTGAGCAAAATGATGAGACAACAAGACTTGGTTTCACCAATGCACTTTCTTCCTACCTCACTGAGGTTCAGGCAAGAAGAGGTATTACTGATTACCTAGTTGTTTGTGATGAATCAAACAACACCGCAGCAGTAATTGATAGAAATGAATTTGTTGCTGAAGTATTTGTAAAACCAACACGTTCAATCAATTACATCACCCTGTCCTTTGTTGCTACTAGATCTGGAGTTGCTTTCAGTGAAGTAGTTGGACAAGCGTAATTCATTTAATTAAAGGAAAAAACAATGGCTATTAACTCTAACGTAAATGAGTTTCTGCAGAGAATCAGGCAAGGCGTTAAGCCTAATATGTTCGTGGTTAACTTTGAGTTTCCAGGAACACTCGCCAAGGGTGGTACAGACGTTGATCTAACTAACATCCTTTGCAAATCTGCAGCACTCCCAGCATCCAACTTGGGTGTTATCGAAGTTCCCTTCAGAGGAAGAACTGTTAAGATTGCAGGTGATCGTACGTTCGACACTTGGACTGCAACATTCGTCAACGATGAGGACATGAGAATTCGTGCATTCATGGAAGAATGGATGGGCGAAATCAATTCACATGCTGGTAACAAGTCTGCACTATTCACACCTGAAACAAGTGGACAAGGTTACATGGCTCATCTACTAGTTAAACAACTAGAGAAAGATGCTACTGATAACGGTAGTGTTGTTAGAGAGTACAAACTCTGGCATTGCTTCCCAACTAACATTTCTCAGATTGATCTTGCATATGATAGTAACGATCAGGTCTCTGAATTTACAGTTGAATTCCAGTTATCATACTGGACTGCAGACGCAGGACCAGCAGCAGAAACTAGTCCACCATCTATCGCGGTAGACGAGTAATTTCTGGGCGTATAAATAGAATAGTTGAGATATAGTGTAATTACACAATGAGTCAATTATTCGGATTCCAAATTAATCGTAAGGAAAAGGGCAGGGGTCAATCTCCTGTCCCACCTAATGCTGATGACGGAGTAAACGTTGCAGCTGGCGGTTACTTTGGAACGTATGTTGAAACGGATGCTCAAGCAAGAAACGAATACGATCTTATCAAGAGATATAGAGATATGTCTCTACATCCAGAGTGTGACTCTGCGATTGATGATATCGTTAATGAGTTTGTTGTTAGTGACTCCAATGATACATGTGTAAATATTGATCTAACCAATTTACAGGTTGGAGCTTCAGTTAAGAAGCGTATACGAGAAGAGTTTGAGTACGTCAAACGCCTTCTCAATTTTGATATGAGGGCACATGAACTTATCCGTAACTGGTATGTTGATGGTAGAACCTATTACCATAAGGTAATTGATCTTAAAGACCCTAAGAAAGGTATCACTGAACTTCGTTATATTGATCCTCTAAAAATTAGAAGGGTCAGACAAAAAATCAAGAAAGTAGATCAAGTGGATCCTCTTGCGATTCGCGGAACAGCACTCGAACATGAGTGGGGTGACTACGTTGATTATTATGTCTACAATCCAAAAGGTTACGGTAGACAATCAGCAATGATTGGTACTGGTGATTTTTCAAGTAACCAAGGAATTAAGATTGCCTTCGATGCAATAACATATGTTCATTCTGGTCTACAGGATATGAACAAGAGAATGCATCTAAGTTTCTTACACAAAGGAATTAAGTCACTCAATCAATTGAGAATGATTGAAGATGCTCTTGTTATATACAGATTATCCCGTGCTCCAGAGCGTAGAATTTTTTACATTGATGTTGGTAACTTGCCTAAAGTAAAGGCAGAACAATACCTTCGTGATGTTATGGCTCGCTATCGTAACAAGTTAGTTTACGATGCTGCTACTGGTGAAATTCGTGACGACAAAAAGCATATGAGTATGCTAGAAGACTTCTGGTTACCTCGTAGAGAAGGTGGTCGCGGAACCGAGATCACAACTTTACCAGGTGGTCAAAACCTAGGTGAACTCAAGGATGTAGAATACTTCAAGAAGAAACTTTACAACAGTTTAAATCTACCTCCATCTCGTCTCACAGACGATAACAAAGGATTTAATCTTGGTAAATCTACCGAGGTTCTTCGTGATGAATTGAAGTTTGGTAAGTTTATTGGAAGACTGCGTAAGAGATTTAGTGGAATATTCCACGATACTCTAAAGACTCAACTCATCCTGAAAGGAGTTATTGCTCCTGAAGACTGGGATGATATGGCTGAGCATATCCAGTATGACTACCTCCATGATAATCATTTCAATGAGTTGAAAGAACTTGAGATGGAAACTCAAAGGATTGGACTCGTAACACAAATGGATGCATTTGTTGGTAAGTATTATTCTGTTGATTATATTCGTAGAACTATCCTTGGACATAAGGATGAGGAGATTAAGGAACAGGATAAGTTAATGTCTAAAGAGATTGATGCTGGAATAGTCATGGATCCTGCGGACATTAATACATTTGATATGATGGATCGCCAAAACACTGCATATCAACCAGAAATATCTGCACAACAGGCAGATGATGCACATGAAAGATCCCTTGAAGCATCAAAAGAGCAAGCGAAATTAAAACCCGCGCCCTCTAAAACGTCTAGTAATGCTAAATAATTCTTGAAGCTATGGAACAATCTAACCCAGAAAGCGAAGTTATGAACGTTGTCGATAAAATCGAGAACGGTAACAGAGCAGACGCAATCAACGCCATCAACGATATGCTGTTCTCAAAAGCAGCAGACGCTATGGCGTCATATAAACAGGTTGTAGCGAAAACTTTTTTTGACGAACCAGCAGAGGCACTACCCGATGAAACTGATAACGGAACAAATTGAAGATGTAAAACTAGTCACCGAAGGAACTGGTGACGATAAAAAGTTATACATTGAAGGTGTTTTTCTCCAGTCGGAGTTAAAAAACCGTAACGGTCGCATGTATCCTTTCAGTGTTCTTGAAAAAGAAGTTAATCGTTATAACGAAGAGTATGTTAAAAGTAAACGTGCTCTAGGAGAGTTAGGTCATCCTGATGGTCCTACTGTGAATCTCGATAGAGTATCACATAGAATTACTTCACTTAAAGCAGAAGGCAATAACTTTATTGGTAAAGCACAAATACTTGATACACCAATGGGTAAAATTGCTAAGTCTCTTCTTGGTGAGGGAGTTCAACTAGGTGTTTCCTCTCGTGGAATGGGAAGCATCGACAAGCGTGAAGACGTCAACGTTGTTATGGACGACTTTATGCTTGCAACTGCTGCTGATATAGTAGCAGATCCTTCCGCGCCTGATGCATTTGTTAATGGTATCATGGAAGGTAAGGAATGGGTATGGAACAACGGTATCTTAAAGGAGACAAAAGTTGCTAAATACCAGAGTTACATGAATGAAAGCACTCGTGCAGATTTAGAGGAAAGAACCCTCAAAATCTTCTCTGATTTCCTTTCAGGATTGTAATTTAATAAATAAACTATAGACTATTCATACGAAACTAGAGGATAACTCAAATGTCAGATATGTTAAACGAAAAGTTCGCGGAGTTCGTTAGTGAGCAAAAGGTAACCCTTGCAGAAGGCGACCCAATGCCTACTGTAACAGCTTCAGTGCTCCCTGCAAACCCTGCTGCTCCAAGTGGTGGCATTAGTGGTGAACCAAACCGTGCTAAGGGTGGTTCAGATCCTCAACCTTCCGTGGGTACAGAGGTTGCACCTTCAGGTCAGTCAGTTACTGATAATGGTGGTCCGCTACCAGATGGTAACGACGAGGGTGAGGACAATCCTGGATCTAAAGCTGCTGCACCTGTTGGCGCTAAGGCAGCACAAAGTGATGGAACTGCACAAACCGCGAATATACATGATGCAGGTGATCAAGGTACCACTCCTTCTATTGGTACTGATGTTTCATACGGAACAAGTAAAGGTCCTGATGTAACATATCCTATCAAACCATCGTATGAAAGCGTTGACGTTTCTGACGACGTTAAGGCACTATTAGAAGGAACCGAACTCTCTGAAGAGTTTGCCGAGAAAGCGAAGACTATCTTCGAGGCTGCTATCAAGGCAAAACTTTCTGAAGAGTACGACAAGCTTGTAGAACACTTTGCTAACGAACTCGATAAGCAAGTAACTGCTGCTAAAGCAGAGCTTTCCGAGGAAGTTAACGGCACTGTGAACTACGCCATCGGTCAATGGATGGAATCTAATCAGGTTGCAGTTGACCGTGGAATCAGGAATGAGATTACTGAGGACTTCATCGCAGGTCTAAAAAATCTCTTTGAAGAGCACTACATTACTATCCCCGACGATAAGGTCGATGCGGTAGAAGGTATGGCTGATACAATTCGTGAAATGGAAGAGCGTCTAGACGAACAGGTCAAGACCAATGTGAAACTTCAAACCCGTCTTAATGAGTCTGCTAAGAAGGTCATCGTTAACACTATTAGCGAAGGTCTAGTAGATACTCAGAAAGATAAACTCGCTACTCTTGCTGAGGGTGTAGACTTTGTATCCGAAGAGGAATACACAAAGAAAGTTAAAGCACTTAAAGAGAGCTACTTCCCTAACGCACCTGTTGTTGCGAGAGAAGAGAGTGAAGAAACTCCAGTTGAGCAGGAAAATGTATCCCCAGCAATGGCGGCATACATCAATGCTATGCAACGCTGGTCTGAATCATAATAAACAAACTAATTTTTCCCAAATAAGAGGCTAAAAACAAATGTTTAATGCAAAATCTCTACAGGAAAAGTGGGCACCTGTTCTAGGTCATGAAGGCGCTGCCTCCATTAAAGACAATTATAGAAAAAGTGTTACCGCTGTTCTTCTAGAAAACCAAGAAAGATTTCTTCGCGAAGAGCGTGGAATGATTAACGAAGTTGCAGTTAACAGTTTAGGCGCAAGTACTGTGTCTCCAGCTGGATCTGCACTCGGAAACAGTAATACTGCAGGTCTTGCAGGTTTCGACCCTGTATTGATCTCATTGATTCGTCGTGCTATGCCTAACTTGGTAGCATACGATATCTGTGGTGTACAACCTATGTCTGGTCCTACTGGTCTGATCTTCGCAATGAGATCTAGATACGAGAACCAAGGCGGCGAGGAAGCACTATTCAACGAACCAGATACAGGATTCTCTGCTTCTGGCGAAGCATCTGCTGGAGCATATACTCCTAGAACTGGTGCTGGTGTTGGTGGTGACTCTGAGGGTAACAACCCTGCTCTACTTAACGACGCTTCACCTGGAACCTATGAGAAGGCACAGGGAATGTCTAGAGAAGATCTAGAAACAATGGGCGAAACAGGTAATCTGTTCCGTGAAATGTCATTCAGCATTGAGAAGACTTCTGTGACTGCTAAGTCCAGAGCTTTGAAAGCAGAATACACTCTAGAACTTGCTCAAGACTTGAAAGCAATTCATGGATTGGATGCAGAGCAAGAACTTGCTAACATCCTATCTTCTGAAGTTCTTGCTGAGATCAACAGAGAAGTTGTTAGAACCGTATATCAGGTTGCTAAGAAAGGTGCAGCGAATAACGTTGCTACTTCTGGTATATTTGACCTAGACGTTGACTCCAACGGTAGATGGTCAGTTGAGAAGTTCAAAGGTCTTCTATTCCAAATCGAGAGAGATGCAAACGCAATTGCTCAAGAGACTCGTAGAGGAAAGGGTAACTTCTTGATGTGTTCTGCTGACGTTGCTAGTGCTCTAGCAATGGCTGGTGTACTTGACTATAGTTCTGGTTTGACTGGTGCTGGTGGACCTTCCATCGGTGAAGTTGATGATACTGGAAACCTTCTAGTTGGTACAATCAACGGACGCATTAAGGTTTATGTTGACCCATATGCTGCTAACCTAAGCGACAAGCACTTCTATGTCGTAGGTTACAAGGGTACTTCTCCTTATGATGCTGGACTGTTCTATTGCCCATACGTTCCTCTACAGATGGTTCGTTCAATAGACCCAAGCACATTCCAACCTAAGATTGGATTCAAAACACGTTACGGTATGGTATCTAACCCATTCGTTACAACTAACGGTGTATACAGTGGAACTCCTGATGGAGAATCACTAACTGCTAATGCTAACATGTATTACAGACGTACACAGGTTACAAACCTAATGTAAATTTTACATTACAAATATCTTGGGGTCCTCACGGACCCCTTTTTTTGTCTATATAAATTCTAAAAGAGCTGCTATAATATGAAAAGTAATATGCAATATTTAATTTGGTCTTCTATTCTAGAACAACTAGAGAAGCACAATAATACCAGTGGACATTACTACAATATGGTATATGCAAACGTTAAACAACATGAACCAAAAAAATCTTAGTTCGCGCTACAGTAAAGAGTGCATGAATATAAGAAGTGAAGTATTAACAATTCTCTTCCAAGAGTTTGGTAATGGTTCACCAACAAATAACATGAGAATCTACGAGTGTGCAGACAAGTTAATGAAAGCGTTGAATTGTGACTGACTAAATAGTTATAGCTTGGGAAGTTGACATGTCTGCCGACTGGTACAAATCACAACTAAAGAATAGAAACTACCTATCACCACTTGGTTTTAAATTAGAACTTGAGTTATTTGATGGTGTAGATTTCTTTTGTCAACAGGCAAACATCCCAGAAATAACAATGCCTGTAACACAAGTCCCTACAAGGTATCGTTCCGTACCCATCGTTCCTGGTGGAGGAGTGACCTTTGGGGACTTTTCTGTACAGTTTATTATAGATGAAGATCTAGTAAACTATAATTCTATACAGAAATGGATCAGGCGTAATGGAAATGATGGTGGTGACTCTACTATCGTTCCAGGAGAACCAGAGTACAGTGACGGTCGGTTACTGATTACTACCTCAAACTATCAAATAAAGAAAGCAATAGTGTTCAAAGGTTTATTTCCTATCTCTATTACTTCCGTTCCCTTTGATGCTACAGTGACCGACCAAGAATACTTTACAGCAAATGTTGTATTCAAGTACCACAACTACATGATAACCGACACTAACTTTAATGAACTTTGATTCACTTCGTAATCGCTTTGATAAAATCCGTGAAGATTGGGCAGAAGACTCTGAAGTAGATTTTCAATTCAAGAACAAACAATACACCACAGACCTTGGTCAGTTAGCTCTTGAGATCCCTTTCCAACACAATAAATATTTAAACCATTACACTGATCTAACAGAAATTAAAACCTCTTTAGAGTTTCAAGCAAGGCAACTTGTAAGACAGAAGAGAGAATATTACGGTGGAGAAGCTGACGCTAAAACCTATGCAGAAAAACCATTCGGCAACAGCATCAAAACCTCAGAAAAGATGAAAGTTTATCTTGAGTCTGACGAAGATATTATAAACATAGAAGCAAAGGTCAAGTACATTGATCAGATGCTATTTTTCTTAGATCAAGTAATGAAACAAATCTCCAGTCGTGGGTTCCAGATTAACTCTGCTATCCAGTGGGAGAAATTTATAAACGGTAGTGACTAATGTCCGACATTGTAATTAAAAAGAAAAATGAGGTATACGTCACTGTCGCTGGAGCAGCTCACATTCATCATGAGTTGTCTGATTACTTTTCATTTGAAGTACCAGAAGCAAAGTTTCTAAAAAGAAATCCCAAGTACAAGTACTGGGATGGAACAATTCGTCTATATTCTCCTGCAAATGGTGAGTTGTATGGAGGTTTGTTAGATCATTTATTTGAGTGGGCAGACGAGAGAGCATATACCGTAGCATATGAAAAGAATGATTGGTACGGTGATGCTAGTGATACCAATGGATTTGTGTCTTTAGAAGGAGTCAAACTCTTCATGGACAAGATAAGCAATGTCCCACCTCGTGACTACCAGTATGAGGCAGTCTACGAAGCACTTAAGAATAATCGTAAATTACTTCTTTCCCCTACGGGCAGCGGAAAGAGTTTGATGATCTATTCCCTCGTCAGATACTATTGCGCTACCAACAAGAAAACGCTCATCATCGTGCCTACTACTTCTTTGGTAGAGCAAATGGTTAACGACTTCAACGAGTATGGATGGGATGCTGATGCTCATGTTCATAAAATTTATAGTGGAAAAGATAAAGTAACAGAAAAGAAAGTTATAATTTCAACATGGCAGTCTATCTACAAGTTTCCTAAAAGATACTTTGACGACATTGACTGTGTAATAGGAGATGAAGCACATCTCTTCAAATCCAAATCCCTAACAGGCATTATGACTAAATTACATAATGCAAAATATAGATTTGGTTTTACTGGTACGCTTGATGGTAGCAAGACACACAAGTGGGTACTAGAAGGATTGTTTGGATCCTGTAAACAGGTTACCAAGACTGACGAATTAATCAAGTCTGGTTACCTATCTAAGTTTAGAATCAAGGTATTACTATGTAATCATGCTCCGCAATACTTTGAGTCATATCAAGAAGAAATTGATTTCCTAGTGCAGCATCGCGGAAGGAATAACTTGATCAAGAATCTAGTAGCGGATATAGAGGGTAACACTCTTGTTCTTTTTAATTATATCGAAAAACATGGCGAACCGCTATACGAATTGATAAATAATACTGTAGATGAGCAAAGGAAGATATTCTTTGTTCATGGTGGAACAGATGTAGAAGATAGAGAAGAGGTAAGACATTTAACCGAAACTGAAGATAATGCAGTCATTATCGCTTCTTACGGAACATTCTCCACTGGTATTAACATAAAGCGATTACACAACATTATCTTTGCTTCCCCTAGTAAGTCTCGTGTTAGAAACTTACAATCAATAGGAAGGGTCTTACGTAAAGGAGAAGGAAAAGATATAGCGACCTTATACGATATCGCTGACGATATCAACGGTAGGAACTACACTCTCAAACATTTAAACGAGAGGGTAAATATTTACCAATCGGAAAACTTCAAATATGAAGTTATAAAAGTAAACTTACGATAGGAATATGGAAGAAGAATTCTATGCGGTAGTAAAGTTAGTATCAGGTGAAGAGATTATATGTAAGATTTGTTACATGCCTGAGGAAGATACTTGTCTGATAAGTGAACCAATGAAAGTAGAACATGTAACTAGACATCAGAATCTACAAGGTATTCAAGGATTTACTTTAGTGGAATGGTTACATTCTACTTTTGAAGATCTATTTCTTGTACCAAGAAAGCATATCCTTACTATGAGTGAGTGTGATAAGAAGGTAGAGAACTTTTATCTTAAATGTTTATCAGAAGATAAGAAACAAAAGTCTTTAGCACAACATGTTAGTGAAGGTAAGAATGGTAATCCAGAAAAAATACTACCTGGATACGTTGGATCAGTAGATCAAACGAGAAAATTACTTGAGAAGATATACAAAGGAAGCTAAGATACTATGTTCCTTTGAACCTTCACAAGGTTATTGTACTAAGTTTATGAGGATTCGTCAAGCCCCCTATTGCATGAGTTTTGATTTTGTGATAATATAGGTACATGTAAAAGGAAATATATGGTCAGGCGTAAAAACACCGAATACTATGTGAACAACAAAGAACTATTGGAAGCAATGACTTCCTATAGGGAAAGAGTTATTTACGCAAAGGAACACGACAAACCCAAACCAAGGGTGAGTAACTATGTTGGTGACTGTTTTTTAAAGATCGCAACTCACCTTTCCTATAAACCAAACTTTGTTAATTATCCATTCAGAGAAGATATGATCTGTGATGGTATTGAGAACTGCTTGCAGTACATTGATAACTTCGATCCTGAGAAGTCTAAGAACCCTTTTGCATACTTTACTCAAATTATTTACTACGCTTTCCTACGTCGCATACAGAAGGAGAAGAAGCAACTCGAAATTAAACAAAAAATCCTTGATCATTCTGATGCAGCATCTGTTATGCAGATCGACGACAGTGGTGGTACCTCAGGTTCCGCTGAGATGAACACCATTAAAGAAAATATTGAGATCAGGATGAACCGATGAGTGATGGTAAATTGTGGGAGGACATGAGGAGACTTAATACATTGTATGAAGAACTTATGTGGGGATATGATGATGTGTTAGAATTTACAATTGAGAATGAACGGATTGTTATTTACAACAGAACACAAGAACAACAGCAACAACAATGAGTGGAGATTACGAATCATATGAATGGAATGATACCCCGTGGGGAAGATTCCGTATCGAGAGCCAACGCTCTGGAACGTGGACTAGCTACAGTGAAGATGGTAAGGGAATCGTCACCTGCTATTCGAGGGAAGTTTGTATTGAAGTCACTAGATTCCACCTGGAAGGTGTCGCAACCGACTGGTCAACTTCTGGAATCGCTGACGAGACAATGGGAGAAAAGAGATGAAGATTGCAGTAATAACTGATCAACATCTAGATGCTCGTAAAGGAAACCCAGCGTTCTGGGAATTCTTTCAGCAGTTCTATGATAATATATTCTTTCCTACTCTCGAAAAAGAAGGTGTAGAAACTATTATTGATTGTGGCGATACTTTTGATAATAGGAAAACAATTGATTTTAATACCTACAATCGAATTACAGATAATTACTTCTCACGATTAAAGGATTATAATGTGCATATGATTCTTGGTAATCACTGCACATATTATAAGAACACTAATAAAATTAATTCACCAGAGCTACTTTTAGACAAGTATGATAATATTAATGTCTATGCTGAGGCAGAAGAAATTAAGTTAGGTAGTAAAACCTTTCTTATGCTTCCATGGATTAATAAGGAGAATAAAGAGAATGTTCTTAAGATTCTTGAAACCAGTAACGCAGATATCCTATGTGGTCATCTAGAACTTGCTGGATTTGAGATGACTCCTGGTCTTATGATGGATCATGGTATGGATAGAAATCTATTTCATAGATTTAATCGTGTCTGGTCTGGACACTACCATCACAAATCAAAGCATGGTAACATACAGTATCTTGGTAACCCATACCAAATTTACTGGAATGACTATAAAGATCAAAGAGGATTTCATATCTATGATACAGAAGCAGATACATTAACTTGGATTAAGAATCCATATGAAATCTTTCACAAGATCTACTACAATGATATCGAAACAAATTATGATAAAGTAGATGTAAGTCCTTACAAGAATTGCTTTATCAAGATTATTGTTGAAGAAAAAAGAAAGTATGCTCAGTTTGATTCATTCATTGATAGAATGTATAGGGCAGGAGTTCATGATATTAAAATCATTGAGACTCTAGTCGATTCAAATATTGATGATGATGCGGACATTGATGTTAAGGATACATTAACTCTACTCAATGAGTACATCGACGAAGTTGAGGTATCCGTAGACAAGTCCGACCTAAAAAAATTGATGCAGACATTATACATAGAGTCATGTGAGGTAACATGACGTGTATATTCTTACTCTAACAGGCAAACCAGAACAGGTATTTTCTCTTGCTAACCTTTCAGACCGTCAAGTGGTCCCAATGTTTGAACAAGAAGAAGATGCTGAACGCTATGTTTATCTAATAGATGAATGTACAGATCCTATGGCTCCAGAATTGGATGTGATAGAGATTGAAAAAGATGCTATAATAAAAGCATGTAAGTCTATGGGTCACGATTACGTTGTGTATTCAGAAGACGATTTGATTATTCCACCTCTCAGTTTATGATTACGTTTGAAAAAGTACGTTGGAAAAATTTTTTAAGTACAGGCAATACCTTCTCGGAAGTTGATCTTCGAGTTGCAAAGACTAATTTAATTGTTGGTAGTAATGGAGCAGGTAAAAGCACCATTCTAGATGCCCTTACTTTTGGTTTGTTTGGAAAACCTTTTCGTAAAATTAGTAAATCATCTCTAGTGAATAGTGTTAATGATAAGGACACTGTTGTTGAAGTGGAGTTTACGATTGGTAAAAATGAATACCAAGTAATGCGTGCTATCAAACCAAACAAACTTGAGATATCAGTAAACGGACAGTTGTTTAATCAAGAAGCAGCAGTCAATGATCAACAAAAGAATTTTGAAAAGAATGTTTTGAAGATGAACTTCAAATCATTTACTCAGGTTGTAATCTTGGGTGCCTCAACATTTGTTCCCTTTATGAGAATGCCTCTAGGACAGAGGAGGGAAATTATTGAAGACATTCTAGACATTCAGATCTTCTCTACGATGAATGATAACCTGCGAGCGAAGGTAAAGATTAATAATGAAGAACTTAGAGAGATTGATTATCAATTAGAACTAGTTAAGAATAAAATTGCTATCCAGAAAGAACATATGTTGAATCTGGAGAAGAGAGATAAGGAAGAAATTGACAGGAAGAAACAAAAAATTGCTGAATATGAGCAGAAGGAAACAGATAACTCAGATATTATTACAAATCTCACACAACAAATCCTAAGACTTAATGAAGAAATGTTGGACTATAAACAGTCCAGTAAAAAACTCACTAAGTTGAACACATACTTGATGAAGTTAACACATAAACTTAACTCAATCAAGAAAGAACATAAGTTTTTTGAAGACAATCATGTGTGTCCTACATGCACACAAACCTTAGAAGATACTTTTAGAAAAGAAAAAATTTCTAGTGGTAAAAATAAAATACAAGAAATGGAAGAGGGATTTGATGAACTAAACAATGCAATTGAAGAAGAACAAACTAGAGTTGAAAGATTCAATGAGTTATCTACAGAGATCAGTGATTTGAATAGTCAGGTAACGCAAACAAACTATGAGATAACTTCAATAAGAAAAGCTATCACAGACATTAATAATGAGATCGACGAAATACATAATGATAATGCTGATGCAAAGGCAGAGTACTCTAAGTTAAAAGTTCTTGTTTCTGATAAGAAAGATTTGTCTGTACAACTAGATGAAACTAGAAAAGATAAAGATACATTAAGTGTTGCATCAAAACTATTGAAAGACAGTGGTATCAAGACTAGAATTATAAAAACTTATCTACCCACCATGAACAAGATGATTGCACATTATCTTGGAAACATGGAGTTTTACGTTAATTTTACTCTCGATGAAAATTTTGAGGAAACGATTAAATCAAGGTATCGCGATGTTTTTTCTTACGAATCGTTCAGCGAAGGAGAGAAAGCTCGTATTGATATTGCTCTTCTGCTCACTTGGCGTTCTATTGCTAAGCTTAAGAATAGCGTCGATACTAATTTACTTATCTTAGATGAAATATTTGATGG